ATCACAATGGCAGAGTCAAAAAAGAAACCCGCAGCCAAGAAGAAACGGAAGGTCAACTACAAGACCGAGTACCGAAAGTATCACTCCAGTGATCGAATGAAAAAGGAGCGGGCACTTAGAAACAAGAACCGACGACGTTTGACTCGTGAAGGAAGGGTCAAGAAGGGTGACGGCAAGCACATCGACCATAAGGACGGAAATCCCCAGAACAACGGTAAAAGGAACCTTAGAGTTATCGACGCTAAGCGAAACCGAAAGAAGCAATAAACTTTTGTTAGATGCCCTTGGACTATGGACAAGGAACCCTGTTTATGGGGAGCTACCATCAAAAACGATTGCATGGCGATTACTGACGGCTGTTAAGAATAATAAAATTAAGGTGTTCTATGAGGGCAAGGAACCTTATGCGTTTGTCACTTGGGCGTTTTTCACGGAACAGGAACGGGTTACTGGAGAATATTGGGGCGAGGAAGTATTTGCAAGAAATGATGGAACTGTGTTAAAGGTAGTAGACATGGTGGCGTACCATAGTGTACTTTATATTGGTAGGCAGTTGTATAGGTTTTTTAAGGACGAGTATCCCCATGTCCGTCGCGTGTATGCGAGAAGGGGGAACCGAGAAGCGTGGTACGATATAAGGAGATAAAGTATGGGTGACGTAACAAGCGGTGGTGTACAAGACGATGCAGCAGCAAACGCGGATATAAGTGGTGGCGGTGGAGACACGTCCCCTTCAACTCCTGCATCCCTTGGTTTTGGAGGAGCAAGAGGGGACATAGTAGCAAGAGAAACGACTCCCGCTCCAGTGGTATCTGCACCGAGAATACCATTTAATGATCAGCCTATAAGTGGTGATTTTTTTGTGAACCGCTTGAGTAGGGGTCTTCAAGATATGGGACGAAACATATTTGGCGGTGGCACACAGACCGATGACCGAGGACCATCGGGTGCGGATGTAGGTGCGGTATCCGTGAATGACAATCAGTTTAACCAGGGACTAGCGTCATTAACGGGTACACGAGACGCTTCTCCTATGTCAGATTTTCCTAGTTACATGAGTTCTCCCAGAGCGGATACAGATACAGACACAACTATGGCAGCACTTCGACGTGGTGCTCCTGCATTGATAGCGTCAAATCAAAGGGACGTTGATCAAGGGATGATGATGGAGACACGTCCTAATTTATTTCCAGAGGAACTGGGTGGAGGAACCATAGCGAGTCCACCACGATCTGGTTTTCAAAACATTATTGATCCGATAAGAACAGTTTCCGCAGGGTCGCCTAATGACTTTCAAAACATTATCTATCCTACAGGGACAGATCCTTTTGCTCCTATGGGTCAAGGCATGGGCACATATTCACCTCTTGCTGATTATCCAGATTATATTCAGAATATTCCTAAAACTGTATCCGTGATGGATCCATCGGATGCCGCAAAACCCTCTGTTGTTGATACACTTGCACGACCCGACGCAAATGCAGAGGCAGCTAGGTTAGCATCCTTGGCTCGATCTGGTGGAGCAAAGACAAAAGAAGAGTTAAATTTAGTTCAAAGATTTGGAAGATTTTTACAAGGACTAGGAAAAGGTATATCTAATTTTCAGATGAGCGACATCTTTGAGTTTTTAAAAGGCGATCCAAACTATAAAGGTCCGTCCGCTGCTCAACAACAATTAATGGGGGTACCTGGACCTGGGCCCTTCGTTGGTGGTGGAGCACCCTCGCCAAGTGGTGGCGGTGGTATGGCTGCACCTGCAAAAGATCCGTGCCCACCTGGTTTTCGCTTTGATCCTACATTGCAACAGTGTGTACCGATTATTGCACCGAACACACCAACAGATACTACGACCACACCTACTACACCCACGACACCCGCACCAGGAACCTCACCGCCTGCTGCGGGTGGTATAGCGAATGCGTATCCGTTTGTGTTAACGCCACCGATAGGTGCTCCAGTAGGAAACTTACCGCCCGTAAGACTAACAACGTAGAATCATGAACTACAAAGCTGTTCCTGAAGAGGTATTGAAAGAGATACTTCTTTTGACGGAAGCAAAGAAGAAGATGGATCTCCGTGAGCAAGCTCAAGAGAGGTTTATGCCGTTTGCTCATCATGTGTACGAGGGGTTTATCGAGGGCAAGCATCATAGAATTATTGCGGAGAAACTGGAGAAAGTAGCAAGGGGCGAGATCAAGAGACTCATTGTGAACATGCCCCCGCGTCATTCTAAGTCGGAATTTGCGTCATTTATGATGCCTGCATGGTTTTTGGGAAGGAACCCTAAGTTAAAGATAATACAAGCAACGCATAATACAGAACTGGCGGTACGTTTTGGTCGTAAAGTACGAGACTTGATTGCTGATCCACAGTATCAGGAGGTTTTTCCCGATACGAATTTGAAAGAAGACAGTAAATCTGCGGGTAGATGGCAGACATCGGTGGGCGGTGAGTATTTTGCTGCGGGCGTAGGGGCAGCAGTCACGGGTCGTGGTGCGGATTTGTTTATTATTGACGACCCGCACTCGGAACAGGACGCTCTTTCGGAGTCTGCTTTTGACAATGCGTATGAATGGTACACGTCGGGGCCGCGACAACGTCTTCAACCTGGTGGTTCGATCATCTTGGTGATGACCAGATGGGGTAAAAAGGACTTGACGGGGCGATTATTGGCTGCTCAAGGGAGCGATACGATGTCAGATCAGTGGGAAGTAGTGGAATTTCCTGCAATTTTGCCCTCGGACAAGCCTTTATGGCCCGAATTTTGGGATAAAGACACACTTTTGGGCATAAAAGCGTCGTTGCCGGTCGCAAAATGGTCGGCACAATGGCAACAACAGCCAACTTCGGAAGAAGGAGCGATTGTAAAGAAGGATTGGTGGAATATGTGGGACAAAGAAGAGATCCCACCTGTGAAATACATCATTCAGAGCTACGATACAGCGTTTTCGAAGAAAGAAAGTGCGGATTATAGTGCTATTACGACGTGGGGCATCTTTACATCCGAGGAAGATGGAACAGATCACATCATTTTGATGGATGCAAAGCGTGGGCGGTGGAGTTTTCCCGATTTAAAGCGAGAAGCGTATGAAGAATACGAGTATTGGGAGCCAGATATGGTGATTGTCGAGGCAAAAGCCAGTGGTATGCCCCTTATTGACGAATTACGCCTGCATAACATCCCCGCATTGTCGTTTTCACCAGGAAAAGGCAAGGACAAAACAACTAGAATGCATATGGTGGCACCGTTGTTCGAGGCGGGTAAGGTATGGGCACCCGAAAACAAGGGGTTTGCCGAAGAAGTTATTGAAGAAATAGCCTCTTTCCCGTATGGTGATCATGATGACTTTTGTGATAGTATGACAATGGCATTGATGCGGTTTCGTCAAGGTGGGTTTATTTATCTTGACGGAGAGGACGAAGAAGAGGATTATGTACCTAGGATGAGGAACTATTATTGATTGACAATCGAAGATATGATCCTAAGAAACATGCAGAGACGATAGAGTATATACAACGAATATGGAGAGAGCGAAATGGTGAAACCAACAAGCGGCCCATCAAAAAAGAGCGGAGCACCAAAGGTAGTGAAGGTTCCCGTCAGAAATCCTTTAGATGAAAGAGGCTTTCCAAAAAGGTTCAGAGAAGATCCAAAGCAATATCTTTTTGAACAAAAGAACAAATCACCCGGTGCGATGGGCGGTGTAACGGGGATTGATATGACTCCAGAACAAAAGAAGAAGTTTAAAGAAAGTATCAACAAAAAAGACGGTGGCTTGATGGAAGCTATTAAGAAAGTTGATGCTGAAAAAGGTATGAAAGACGGTGGAATGGTGGGTAACACCACATCTAATTTCAAAGGAACGTATTAATGACTGAGATAAAGATAGACAAAGACGGAAAGCCTATCTTGAAAGGAGACAAGATAAAGGATCTTCCTCCACACTTACAAGCATTAATAAAACAGCAACAACAATTGTTAAAAAGAAAGAAAGACGGTGGTATTATTAAGTTCAAGAACGGCAATCTTATAGACGTGAGCCGTGGACAAGCAGGCTATGATTTTAAGGGGATCTTTTAGTGGCAGAAGAGCGAACACCTCTAGCAGCGTTAGTAGATTCTGGTATTAATCCAGAAGTAGACGCGGATGAAGCAACAGTAGAGATAGCTGTTGATACACCGCAGGAGTTTGAGGGTGGTGCCGAAGTTATAGACGACGGGCAGGGCGGTGCCATCGTTCAAGCTCTTATGGAACAGCAGACAGAAGTTATGGCTGAGCCGTATGATCACAACGCAAATATAGCGGAAGCTCTTGATGAAGGAACCCTTGGTGAGTTGTCCTCTGATTTACGGGCGTTGTTTGATGAAGACCAAGAGTCTCGATCTGAGTGGGAGAACACCTACACACAAGGGTTAGATCTGCTTGGTATGCAGTATGACGATAGAACGGAGCCTTTTGAGGGGGCAAGTGGGGTTACACATCCACTAATATCCGAGTCGGTCACTCAGTTTCAATCACAGTCGTATAAGGAACTTTTACCGTCTGGTGGGCCTGTTCGTACACAGATTATAGGTGCGGAGACACCAGAAAAAGAGGCACAAGCTGCTCGCATAAAAGAATTTATGAACTATCAGATTACGGAAGTTATGGAGGAGTTTGATCCCGACACGGATCAAATGCTATTCTATCTGCCTTTATCTGGTTCTACGTTTAAGAAGGTATATTACGATCCTACAAAACAACGAGCGGTATCAAAGTTTATACCCGCTCAAGATTTAGTAGTGCCTTATTCAGCGAGTGACGTACAAACAGCACCACGAGTAACCCATGTCTTACGCATGAATGAGAATGAACTGCGTAAAATGCAGGTAGGTGGAATATATATGGATATCGAGTTGAGTTCTGGAGAAGAGGAACCCGACACAGTCAAGGAAAAAGTAAACGAGATTGAGGGGTTGTCTAAAAATTATTCTGAGGACACACATACAATACTAGAATTTCATGCTGATCTTGATATTGAGGGTTTTGAGGACATGGGAGCCGATGGAGAGCCTACTGGAATCAAGTTACCCTACATCGTGACACTTCATAAAGAGAGTGGAGAGATACTGGCGATACGTCGTAACTATGCTGAGAACGACCCACTGAAGAGAAAGAAGCAGTTTTTCGTTCATTACAAGTTTTTACCTGGTCTAGGGTTCTATGGCTCTGGACTTATACATATGTTGGGTGGGTTAGGTCGAGCAGCCACAAGCATCCTTAGACAATTAATCGACGCAGGGACACTGGCTAATCTACCCGCAGGCTTCAAAGCACGAGGCGTAAGAGTGCGAAACGACGATGAACCACTACAGCCGGGCGAGTTTAGGGACATAGATGCCCCTGGTGGTAATATTCGTGATGCTATTATACCTCTTCCGTATAAGGAACCCTCTGGTACACTTGCAAGTCTTCTAGGCTCTCTTGTGGAGAGCGGTAGACGTTTTGTATCTATTGCTGATGCCAAGATAGGCGAGGGGGGATCAAAGAATGCTCCTGTGGGCACGACTGTAGCTCTGTTAGAACGTGGTATGAAGGTCATGTCAGCGATTCATAAAAGGCTTCATTATGCACAGAAAACGGAACTCAGACTGCTTTCTACCATATTTGCGGAAAATCTACCTCCCCTCTATCCGTATGAGGTCGCAGGGGCACAACAGCAAGTAAAGGCGACAGATTTCGACGCTAGGGTCGATATTCTGCCCGTCAGTGACCCAAACATCTTTTCTATGGCTCAGAGGGTCACATTAGCTCAGACACAGCTACAATTGGCTCAATCTAATCCTCAGATGCACGACCTAAACGCAGCGTATAAGAGGATGTATCAAGCACTGGAAATACAGAATATTGATGAGATACTGCCTCCACCTGCACAGCCACAACCAACAGATCCCGCTATAGAGAACGCTAGAGCACTTAGTGGTCAGTTATTACAAGTATTTCCAGAGCAAAGTCACGACGCACATATTCTTGTGCATACGACATTCATGCAGACACCTCTTGTTGCCACGTCACCTACCGTGATGGGCACGTTTTACGCTCACCTACAGGAACACATAGCGTACAAAGCAAGAGCACAAGTAGAACGAGAGGTCAATGAGGCTGCACAAGGACTACAGCAAGGAGTGCAAGAGGGTCAAGTTGATCCTATTACTGGACAAGTATTCATGAACGAATTAGAATCTCAGAGTAACGATCCCGCTTCCATTGAGGAAAGGGTTGCTCAGATAGAAGTACAGCTAATGAAAGAAGTCATGGCTGCCGTCGCTCCACCACAGCAGGTGCAAGAAGATCCACTCGTAAAGATACGAATGCAAGAACTGGCTATCCGCGAACAGCAGGCGAAGAGTGATGCTGCATTAGACCAGGCAAAACTACAGCTTGAGCAGATGAAACTGCAACAGAAAGCTGCCACCGACGCTGCAAGAATGGAATTGCAGGAAGAAGTCGCTGAAAACCGAAATGAAGTAAACAGAGAACGTATAGACGTACAGAGACAGTCGGCACAACGTAGAGGCTAAAATGTTCGATCCCGTTACGATCTCGGCAGCCGTCAGCACGGCTTCCGCGGCTTTCGCGGGAATAAAGCGTGCCTTTCAGGCGGGTCGTGATCTTGAAAGTATGACTCAGGACCTCTCCAGATGGATGGGGGCGGTTAGTGATGTTGATGCAGCACACAAGTCTGCAAAAAATCCGACTATGTTTCGTAAGGTATTTAGTGGTGGGTCAATAGAGCAGGAGGCAATAGAAGCCTTTACTGCTAAAAAGCGTTTGGAAGAACAACGCTACGAGCTACAGCAGTTTATAAAGTTTACACACGGAACAGCAGCTTGGGACGAACTATTGCGGATGGAGGGTCAGATACGGAAGCGTAGACAGCAGGAGATATATGATAAAAAGATATTTAGAGAAAAGGTTATTGGGATTGTTGCGGTGGTCGTTGTGTCTATTGTTGGCTTGGCTATTCTTGGTCTTTTTACTTACTCCCTTATGGGCGTGGACAGAGGATGGTGGGTATCGAACTAGAGACAAATGTGTTCGTAAACAAGGTGGTCAGGACACCTTTGAGTGGCTTTGCACTAATGGATATGTGATATATCTAGCACAATCAGACAATATTAAGAACTGTTACACATGCTTTTTGAAGAGGTTTAGCGACTGGACGTGGGAGCAAGAGAAGCGTTTGGGTATGCGAGAAGACCCAAAATACATTACTTGTAGACGCTATAAAAGAAGGAGAGCTAAGAACGGACAACATGTTTGTCTATACAAAGGAGCAAATGACACTTATACTCTGGTTGTAGAGGGACAATGCCCCGTGGAATATCAGTGTAAATACGAACCTGGTGGGACAGAACCAAACATTGACAGCGTGGTAGATTCTCTCAACGAAAGTTTTAAGAGGTGAAGATGGCACAAAAAAAACTAGAAAAAGGCTCTGTGTGGGAGAAAGCTGACGCTAACGGTGATGGTATAGTATCCGATCAAGAGATGGCTATGCGAGAGCGTATGGTTCTTTTGGAGAACAGAGACAAGAAAGAAGATCAACAACGCTACATCGTTTGGTTTTCGGCATTGACGGTAACGGCTTTTATAGGTGTATTAATGACACCACTTGTTCCTATAGATAGAATTGATCATCTTTCAGGGATAGCTGAAATATGGGTATTGTCTAATATGGGCGTGATTGGCAGTTTTATTGGTTTCAATCAACTAGCAAAAAGAAATGGCGAAGAAAAAAGACCCCATTAAAGGCACTGGAAAGAAGCCAAAAGGCTCTGGAAGGAGGTTATATACAGATGAAAATCCCAAGGATACAGTCCCTATTCGATTTGCCACTGTGGCAGATGCCAAGAGAACTGCTGCGAAGGTTAAGAAGATTAATAAGCCGTATGCTCGAAAAATTCAAATCTTGACAGTTATGGAACAAAGAGCGAAAGTAATGGGTAAAACACAAGTTGTTAATGTAGCAAAGCAAGCGAAACAAAGTTTAAGGAAAAAACATGGCAAAGAAAAAGCTAACACCTAAACAAATGCAGATTGCAAGAGTGGCTCCCCCACGAAATAAGATAACGGGAGCCGATTTTAAAGGACTTAGAAAAGGCAAGAAAGGTAAAAAGCGATGATGAAATACCTACAAAGGCTTTGGTGTGCTATTCTAAACAAGCGGTGTGAGGTTTGTTTATGTGGTGAGAAAAAGCCTGCTAAACGGGGAAGACCCAGAAAAAAATGATACAAGCATTAATAGGTTCTATTGGTAGTCTCGCGTCTTCTTATCTAGAGGGCAAAACCGCTATACAAAAAGCAGAAGCCACTATTCGCATGAAAGAGGCTACTGGAGAGATTGATTGGGATCTTGCAGCAATGCGAGCATCACAGTCTTCATGGAAGGACGAATGGTTGACCCTGCTTTTTAGTATTCCTCTTGTGCTTAGTTTTTGTGGGGAGTGGGGCAGAGGCATAGTATCCGATGGGTTTGAGGCTCTTGCGGGTATGCCTCAGTGGTACCAGATCGCGTTAGGAGCTATCGTAAGTGCGAGCTTTGCCACAAGGTCGGCTTCGAAGCTGTTTAACATGAGGAAAAAGAAATAGATTCCATCAAGTGCGATGTATGCGGGCACGACATGGAGAACGTCGAAGGAAGTATGCGGTGTAAATATTGTCAATACTTCTATGACATGAACAAAGAGTGGATTGATTTTGTCCACAAAGGAAAGGAGAAAGAAGATGTTCAAATTATCTCAGAGAAGTTTCCAGAAACTGGTGGGCGTAGACGAACAACTGGTGGAAACAGTAAAAAAGGCTATTGAACTGACGAAAATCGACTTCGGAGTGATCTATGGGGTTCGTTCTTTGGCAGAACAGGAGAAGCTTTTTAATTCCGGCCGCTCCCAGACTATGAAGTCAAAACACCTTATTCAAGAAGATGGTAAAGCTCATGCTGTCGATTTAATGGCTTACCAAGACGGAGAGCCATGTTGGGAAATCCAGGTCTATGATGAAATAGCCGATTCTATGAAAGAAGCAGCAGTTAGGACAGGTTTGAAACTTCGTTGGGGCGCGGCATGGCATATAGATGACCTTCGTGATTTTGAGGGTACAGCCGAAGAAGCCATGAACGAATATATAGATTTACGTCGCTCTCAGGGTCGTCGCCCATTTATTGACGGACCTCACTTCGAAAAGAATTAAGGGGTAGATGTATGGATGTTGTTGACTTCGCGAGATATTTATATAATAAATTTGAGGAGAGAGAAAAAGATATTGCACAAGATCTAGTATTAGGAAACATAAAAGATTGGAATCAATATCAACATTTAGTGGGAGAGGCACGGGGACTCTCACTTGCTAAAGAAGAAATTAAGTCCCTGCTGGAGAATAACGTAGAAGATGCCGAGCAAATTATTACTTCCTGACTTTTATAAAGTCCCAGAAAAAGAACCCGACATCCCCTTAAAAGATAGATTACCACAGCCTACGGGTTGGAGACTTCTTGTTATGCCGTACAAAGGTAGGGCAAAAACAGAAGGTGGGGTGTATATGCCAGATGACGTTGTCGAGAGAGAGGCTCTTGCCACTGTTGTGTCATATGTAATACGGGTTGGACCTTTAGCATATAAAGACAAAGACAAGTTTGGAGACGGTGACCCTTGGTGTAAAGAGGGTGATTGGGTCTGTATAGGTCGATATGCGGGGGCACGATTTAAAATAGATGGTGGAGAGATACGCATTATTAACGATGATGAAGTCATAGCCACTATAGAACATCCAGATGATGTTTATAGCGTTTAGGAGATAGTATGGAACAAGAACAAGTAGCAGAAAAAGCGGAAGAAGCCGTAGAAGTAGAGGTTGCTGACCCTTCTATAAAAGAACAGAAGGAACAAGAAGTAGAGGTAGAGGTTCCGACGGGAGAAAAAGCGGAAACTGAGCCAGAGAAAAAAGAAGATGAGTTAGAGAACTATAGTAAAAATGTTCAAGCAAGAATTAAAAAACTCACAGAAAAGTACCGCAAAGAGGAGCGAGACAGAGAAGAAGCTGTTCGTATGTCCCAAAGACTTCTTGAAGAAAACAAGCAACTCAAGCAAAGAATGGATAGTCTTGATCAAGGCTATCTATCAGAGTATGGCACGAGACTAGAATCTCAAGAAGAACAAGCAAAAAGAGCGTATGCTGAAGCACATCAAGCAGGTGACAGCGAAAAAATGTTTGAAGCTCAGAAGGCTTTGTCAAAGATATCTATTGAGCAAGAGCGATACAGACTTGCTAAGAACCAATCTGAGGCAGCTAAAAATCAACCAGAAGTGGAACAACCTGTTGCACAACCGCAACAGCCTCAACAAAAAGTGTCGCCAAAGGCAAAAGATTGGGCAGAAAAGAACGAATGGTTTGGTGAAGATGAGGTTATGACACAAGCTGCTTTTGTTGTACATAATAAATTAATACAAGAAGAAGGGTTTGACCCGGAGAGCGATGAGTATTATAGTGAGATTGACAGACGCATGAGAACAGAGTTTCCTCATAAGTTTGACAAGCAGAAAACGAGCAGTGGAGTTCAAGTTGCTTCTGCTAACTCTACAGCATCTCGTAACACTCAGCAGAAGCGAAGATCGGTAAAACTATCGCCTTCTCAGATAGCGATAGCTAAAAAATTAGGAGTACCTCTTGAAGAGTACGCGAAATATGTGAAGGACTAAATGATGACAGATAGAACACCGAGAAATGAGACGACCCGTGAAAAATCTTCACGCAGAAAGCCGTGGGCACCACCAAGCAGGTTGCATGCACCTGAACCTCCAGAGGGGTATAAGCACAGATGGATCCGTATGGCAACTCGTGGCGAAGACGATAAAGTCAACGTCCATGCCAAGATCCATGAAGGGTGGGAGCTTGTTCGAGCAGATGAATATCCCGAAAGGGACTTACCGACCATCGACGATGGAAAGTATGCAGGAATAATAGGAACAGGTGGATTAGTACTTGCCAGAATGCCTCTTGAAACAGTCAAGGAGAGGAATGATTATTATCGAGGACGAACTCGTGAACAAATGACTGCCGTTGATAGCGATCTAATGAAAGAGCAGCATCCTTCGATGCCAATCACAAATGATCGCCAAACTAGAGTTTCATTCGGGGGTCGTAACGACTCCTCTAATAATTAATTCTTAATAGGAGCTATAAATGGCGAACTCAAACGTAAAATTTGGCTTGAAGCCTATTAATGCTATGGGGGGAACTAACCCTGGTAGTACTAATATGTACTTCATTGCCAGTGATGCGTCAGCTATTTTTCAAGGCTCACCCGTTCAAGCTGAACTTTCTGGTGGCACAATCCAAGTTTTGGGTAACGCTACTGGTGACACAAAGCAGATCTTGGGCGTGTTTGCCGGTTGTGAATATGTTGACAACACCACAAAAAAATTAAAATTTTCCAATACATGGCCCGGCTCTGGGTCAGCAGACACTAACCATGACATCAAGGGTTTCGTATACGACAACCCAATGCAGCGATACATTATTTGTTCCGATGGTACAAATACTGATAGAGCTACCGCAAAGGCTGATGTCTTTAAGACTGCTGAAATAGAGAACGCCACGAGCGGAAACACAACCACTGGTATATCGACTGCACAGATTGATATCTCAACAGCAGAGGATTCTGATCCGTCAAATCCTTTACTGATTTTAGGCATCCAAGAGGATGTTGAGAATGAGGATCACAGTGCTGCAGGTATCCAGTACATTGTTAAAATCAATAATCATGTCTTCTTCAGTTCTGTTGGAGATCCTGATGCAGCAATCTCATAAGGGGGTATAACTATGGCGATATCTAGAGCACAGTTAGCCAAAGAGTTAGAACCAGGTTTAAACGCCCTCTTTGGTATGGAGTATGGTCGATACGAGAACCAACACTCTGAAATTTACACAACCGAGTCTTCAGATCGAGCATTTGAAGAAGAGGTAATGCTTTCTGGTTTTGGGGCTGCCCCAGTCAAGCAAGAAGGTTCAGGAGTATCATTTGATGATGCAAACGAGTCTTTCACTGCTCGATACAACCATGAAACCATTGCTTTGGCTTTTGCAATCACAGAGGAAGCCGTAGAGGATAATCTCTATGACCGAATCTCTGCGAGATACACAAGAGCACTTGCACGATCAATGGCTCACACAAAGCAGGTTAAAGCTGCAGCTGTACTAAACAATGCTTTTGACTCAACCGTAACTGGTGGAGATGGTAAAGAGTTGTGTGCAACTGATCATCCTTTAATCAACGGTGGTACTTTTTCAAACGAACCATCAACTGCCGCAGACTTAAACGAGACATCTCTTGAAGATGCCCTAATTAGTATTGCAGGTTTCGTTGATGAGCGTGGGTTGAAAATAGCACTGCGTGGTACAAAGTTGATCATTCCACGACAGCTACAGTTCACAGCAGAAAGACTAATGTCTTCTGTTCTACGATCTGGAACATCAGACAACGATGTGAATGCTATCAGATCAATGGGAATGCTTCCACAGGGTTACACTGTGAATGACTTCCTAACAGATACTGATGCTTTCTTCATCATGACTGACACACCGAGAGGTTTCCTACATTTCGAGAGAACACCTCTTTCAACTAACATGGAGGCTGACTTCGATACAGGCAACATGCGTTATAAGGCTCGTGAGAGATATTCCTTCGGTTTCTCAGATCCTAGATGTGTGTTCGGGTCACCTGGAGCCTAGGCTTCATGTTCTTCCTCCCAACTTTAAAGGGCGAGTAAAATCGCCCTTTATTTTTGTGTAAAAGTAATTTAGTATTATTGTAATAACCTTGACAGTCACATGATGTGGCTGACATTTGCCAAGACAAGGAGATTGACATGGGCAATACAACTTTTAGCGGACCGGTTAGGTCTGAAGGTGGGTTTAAAACCATCAACAAAAGCACCACCACTGGTGCTATAACTGAAACTGGTTTTTCAGTAAACTCAACAGGACAGCTTATTTCTCTAGGTTCACGAAAGATCCAAACATTTGTTGGAACATTAGCGTCAACTGACACAAGCTCAGCATACGCTGACAATGACTGTTTAGTAGAATTAGGAACTTTAAATACAGATCATCCTGATGATTTAGTAACAGCGTCTAAATTCTTTATTCATAAGGCAGTGATTGGAATCACGACAGCAGCGGGTCAGACACTAGTAGGAAACCTAGCATTAAGTGCTACCTCTGGTACTGCAACAAATGCAGCCGTATCGGGCACTGAAATTGTAGGAGCGGGTGTTACCGTGTTTTCACCAACTGTTTCAGCAGCAGCGTCAGTTACTGAGATTGATATCAACTTTAATAACACAGCAGGCAACTTTCATGTGTTTGAACCAAATGTGAGTGCACCTATTGCAAATACGTTCTTATATGCAAGAACGACTACTACTTTAAACGCAGATGCAACGGCAGGTAGATTTACAGTTGAGCTAGAATACTCAGTATATTAAGGGAGGTCTAAATGGCTGATGCAGTAACCTCACAAACTATACTTGATGGTCCTAATAAGGTCGTAATGAAGTTCACTAATGTAAGTGATGGCACGGGCGAAAGTGCCGTCACTAAAGTAGACGTTAGTGGGTTAGCTACTGGCACAGATGGAGCTACTTGCACAGGTGTAACAATAGAACAAATTTGGTGGCAGTGTGTTGGAATGAAAGTAAACATACTATTTGATGCTACGTCTGATGTTCTAGCGATACAACTTGGTGAGAACCAAAGCGGTCATCATGATTATAGAGATTTTGGTGGGATACCAAATAATGCGGGTAGCGGTAAAACTGGAGACATTCAGTTTACGACTGTGGGTCACACAAGTGCTGACACATACACAATCATACTAGCTATGCGTAAGAACTATGGCTGAGCGTAAGCGAGATAAACAGCCACCAAAAACTAAAAAGTATTTCCGCTCCACTA